GAAGAAGAAAAAGCAGAGTTTTTGAAGAGTGAGGAAGCTTATCAAAAACGTCTGGAAAGAGTGAGGCAAGAGAACTTGGAGAAACAACAAATTTTTTTAAAATCAAAAGTTAAGTAAATGTATAATCCTATGACTGAACAACAAAGACAACAAAAACAAGAAGCTGAAGAGACTTTAATTGGTTTAATAGTGCTAAATCCTGAGTTTTATTTAAAGTGCTGTGATATTGTAGATGAAGACTGGTTTAGTAGTGACGTTAATAAATCGATTTGGAGAGGCTTTTATTTACTTAGTAGTACTAACACCCCACTTAACCCCCAAAATCTTGTTAACGTGTCTAAAAACATCAAATTAGAGGATGTTATAAGTACTACAAGACACACATCATTTCAGAATGACTTAAATAGTGCTATTGATTTACTTAGAAGTGCTAACAGATTAAGCAAGATTGATTTAATGATTACCGACGTTCGGAGTTCATTTATTAATGATAATGATCCTGAGGGTGCGTTGATGAAGATTGATAAATATAAAACTAGTATTGAGCAGTTAAGTAATAAACAGACTAAGTTTTATTCGATTACTAAGTCATTAGAAGTAATTGATGATGACTTAAATAATGATAAGATTTATGGACTGCCAACTGGTTTTAATAGATTGGATGAGTATATTTATGGTTGGAGAAAAGGTGCTATGTATGTCCTTGGTGCTAGACCTGGAATGGGTAAATCGGCTTTAGGGTTGCAGTTAAGTTTACAGTTAAGTAAAAACATGGGCAATGTACTTTTTATATCATTAGAAATGTTACATGATGATCTAATTAGACGTGCTTTAGCTCAAGAGGCTCAAATTGATTTATCAAAGATAATTACTAATTATGTAGTTGGAGATGACCGGAAAAAGTACGACATGGCCAAACAAAATTTATCAACTTTGAAATTAGATATTTTCAATCATGTTGATTTAAAAATCGAGTCTTTAGGCTCATTGTTAAAGGGTTACCAAGCCTTACATGGTAATATTGATTTGTTAGTTGTTGACTACCTCCAGCTTTTAAGGTCTATTGATAATAAAATTGGAAGGGTTGAGGAAATAGAAATGGCTTCTAGGGAATTAAAAGCCTTAGCGATGAGTTTAGAAATTCCTGTTTTAGCTTTAGCACAGTTGAATAGAGATGTAGAAAAAAAAGCTAATAAAGAGCCTAATTTATCAGATTTAAAAGGTTCTGGTGCTATAGAACAAGATGCTGATGTGGTTATGCTTATTCATAGAAATTTAAATGAGGAATCACAGGGAAGAGATGATAAACTATTAATTGCTAAAAATCGAAATGGTAGAATGGGAGCTTTGCCGATTACTTTTAATTCTAATTATACTAGTTTTAATTTATGAGTACAAAAGATGATTTTAATCGGAGATTGCCTTTTTTTCAATTTATGGTTTATTGTGTTGGGGAGAATGAAAAATGGGAAACAGGGTGTAAAAGTAGTACTGAATTTTGGTCTTTAATCCATTCAGGTTTTGAACTGTATCTTGGCTATAAAGACAAACTAAATGGGACTATTCAAGACTATAATAATTTAGCCAAAGATGGTTACTGGAATACTGACAAAGATTTTACTATTCATTTTAATAAAAAATTTACTGATTATGTTAAAGTGTTTGAGTAAAATTGACAGTAAATAACGAATGGTAAATAAGTGGATTATATGAATAGCCAACGGGTTAAAATTGAAAATATACTTGACTAATTGGGGGATAGTATGTATGCTTATTTTATGGAGAAAAAAATAAAAAACTATAAAGGGTATACTGTTACTGATAGCGGAAAACTTTTTTCTTATAGAAGAGGGTATAGAAAAGAAATAGAAGGGGCAAAAGACAAAGACGGTTATCTTAAAATTACACTTGTAGATAACAATGGAAAGTTTAAATATTTTAGGAAACATAGATTAATAGCTCAAGCATTTTTAGGAGATAGCGATTTGCAAGTAAATCATAAAGACGGAAGCAAGACAAATAACGCTTTATCAAACTTAGAGTACGTTACTCAAAGAGAAAATCAATCACATAGAAGAATAAAAGCAGGCTTTGATGTAGGTGTATGCTGGGCAAAAAAAGAAAAAAAATGGCGTGCTTATATACAAGCAAATAAACAATGGATGCATTTAGGATTTTATGATAAAAAAGAAAAAGCAAAAGACGCCTATATAAGCAAAATGAAAGAATTAGGAATAGTAAATAAATATGTAATATGATAATAGAAAAGAAAAAAATATCTGAGTTAATTCCAGCACCGTATAATCCAAGACAATCTACTAAAAAACAAGAAGCTGATTTAAAAAGAAGTTTAGAAAAGTTTGGAGTAGTAGAACCAATTATATTTAACCAAAGATCAGGCTACATAGTAGGTGGTCATTTCAGAATAAGAGAACTTAAAAAGCTAGGATACAAAGAAGTTGATTGTGTAATAGTAGATTTGTCTGATGAAGATGAAAAAGAATTAAATATAAGACTTAACGCAAATACTGGTGAATGGGAATGGGAGCAGTTACAAAATGACTGGGATCAAGTGAAATTAGAAGAATGGGGTTTAGATGTACCTGATGAATGGAGTGTTGAAGATTTACCACCAGAAGAAGGGCAAGATGAAGTCCCAGAGCTTAAAACAGACCCGTTTGTAGCTAGAGGCGATATTTTTGAGATTAAGGCTCAGGGGTTGAAGTATAGGATAGGGTGTTTGGATAGCACGAGTATTGATGATATCGAGAAATTGATGGATGGGAAGAAGGCAAATATGGTTTTTACTGATCCGCCTTATAATATGAAGATGGAAGGAAGTGTGCATGCAGATGGCAGTAAAAGTTATAATTCAATTCATGGTGCTATTAAAAACGACAAAATGAGCGATAAAGAATTTCAAGAGTTTTTAGATAGTTTTGGCGATATCTTAAATTTATATGTGAAGGGTGCTTTTTATATAACTTTTTATAGACTTGGCATAGACTGGATGTTTGATGCCTTAAATAGAAAGAAACTAAAAGTAAGAAATCTCATTATTTGGAAGAAGAATAATTTCAATCTTTCGAATTCAGATTATAAAAGTTTTTATGAACCGATGTTTTATGGCTGGATAAATGAGCACAATTTTTATGGTGAGAAAGGTGAAGTTGATATATGGGAGATTAATAAAACAAAGGTTAATGACTTACATCCAACGATGAAGCCAATAGAGCTATGTGAAAGGGCAATAAACAACTCAAGCAAACAAAAAGATAATATTCTTGACCTCTTCGCAGGCTCAGGCTCAACACTTATTGCTTGCATAAAAACTAAAAGAAACTGCTACACTTGTGATATTGACGAACATTACACACAAGTCACAGTTAAAAGAGCAGTTGACTTTATGAATAAAAACGATATAGAGTTTAATATCACTTTAAATGGTCAAGAATTTGATATAAATAAACTAAATGCCTAATACTGACAAAATCTTACAAATTAACAGTTTGCTAAAAGCAGATTTTAAGTTTTTAGGTAAAGAAAAAGATTTAGAATCTTATATTTTAGAAAATATACACGATATAGCCCTAAATTGTAACTGGGGGGAAATAGAAAAAGTTGAATCACAAAAATCAATTAAAACTAAAAATGGCAGAATACAAGTTGATATTTTAATTTATCATAAAAACGGTACAGCGACTTTGATCGAAGTTAAACAAAGCAGGACAAACAAGAATTCAACTTTATCTGCAATCGGTCAGTTGTTTTATTATTCTACAGTGATAAAATCTTGGTGTGAAAATAAACCCCGATTAGTGATAGTTTCAGACCAGATTTTACCAGAATTGTACGAAACTGTAAAAGATAATAACTTATTAATTAGTTCACTAATGATTGACGGTGATCGATGTATATATTTAACTTAATATAACAGTATGAAAAGAAACAATGATCAAAGATATAAAATTTCAGATGCTGAATTTTGGAGTATTTTAAGAAAAAACGGGGCTTTATACGCAAGGACAGCAAGAGCTGTTAAATCCGAGTTTGGTGTTGATATTACTAGAGAGGCGGTATATATCCGAGCAAACAGACATCCTGAAAAGTTAAAAGATATCCACGAAGAAAATATTGATATAGCGGAGGAAGGGCTACAAGATTTAATGCGAACAGGCTCTGAAAGCATAAAATACAAAGCTATTGAACTGTTTTTAAAAACCAAAGGTAAACATAGAGGCTATATCCAAACAACTGAGAACATAAACCAAAACTTCAACAAAGATATCACTATTGATATAGATGAAACTGACAATTAAAAAACGGGTCTTTAACGACAAGTACTATCCTTTATTGTGGGACACTACTAGATACCTGCATTGTTACGGCGGATCAGGCTCAGGTAAATCGTACTCAATAGCACAGATTTTGATTGTGAGGAGCTTTAAAACACCTCATGATACTTTAGTCATTAGAAAGGTAGAAAAGACCTTAAAGGAGTCTGTATACAAGCTACTACTTGAAATAATATCAAAATGGAAACTACAAGAGTATTTTGAGGTTTACAAGCAACCAATGGTTATTAGAAACAAACTAACCAACCACCGTTTTGTTTTTGCAGGTTTAGACGACCCTGAAAAAATTAAATCAATTGCAGGTATTCAAAAAATATGGATTGAAGAGGCTACAGAATTAAAGATTGATGACTATTTAGAGCTTGATAGACGTTTAAGAGGTTTAAAAGATCATCAAATAATATTTACTTACAACCCTATTGATGAGAACCACTGGATAAAAACAGAGTTTCACAACGACCCACCTGTAAACTGCAAGATAATCAAAACAACGTATTTAGATAACAAATTCATTGATAAAGAATATAAAAAGACTTTAGATAAGTTAAGAAAAACAGATGAGAATCAATGGCGAATTTATGCACTTGGAGAATGGGGTATTCAGAATCTAGCTCATAAGTTCGATATAAACAAAGTAACTGGAATCAAACCCAAACCACCGACTCAAACTCTAAACGGTGTTAAAATCTACCAAAACCCTCAAGAAGGGCAGATTTACAGTCTCGGAGTGGACGGTTCAAGCGGTCAGGGTCAAGACTTTACAGCTCTAACAATTAGAAAGTATTACAAAAATAATGAAGGCGTGCATGAGTTAGTGGCTCAAATGAAGGCTAAACTA